CGACCCTCATGGGGTTCTCCTTTTTAGTTGAGCTTTAATATCTGCTCCTGAAACACTTCAATTGCCCGATCGATGATGTTCAAGAAATTCGTAGAATTTCCCGCATCGTAAAATGCACTGTCATATGCAATGACAATTTCATCCTCGGTGTGACCAGCGCCAATTGCGGCTGGATTTGTTACTACGGTCGCATGATCCGGGGGCGTACTAGTAAGTACAGTAAATGCCAACGGACCCACTGGATACTGAACTTCACGCAGATGGTCACGCGCAATTATCAATCCTGAAACAACCCGCTGGTTGTTAATGTCTTTGATGTTCGTACCTACGGCGATCACAAGTTCGCCTGCACCAACAGTGAGGGCCGCAGCCGCTTGAACGGATACTACGAAACTGGGTTTGGAGTCAGCGATACTGCCGACAGCAATCTTATCCACTTCCTTCTCCTGTAAAAAAGGGGTCCCGATATCGGGACCCCAACTCACACTTCGCCAGAAGTACGGGTTAAATCGTATCTGCCAGCTGCAGGTTAACGATATGCTCGTCCTCAACGCGTACTGCGCCGATTGTCATGAACGAGTAAATCCGCCATGCAAAGCTGATAGACGGGTCTTCAGCAATCCGCGACGTTACATCCCGATCGACCATGAGACCAATTGCCTTCTGCGTGAGGGCAAAGCAGTCAATGTCGGTACCGGGGGCGGTTGGGTGGTTCAACCGTGTGGAGACAATCCACTGGTATCCCATCCAATTGTCAATATAGCCCATTTCTGCGAGGGCTTTGACGTAGACGTAATCGCCTGATGTGGCTTCCGTCAGCTGCAGGAGCTTGCGCGCCTGTACTGGTCCGATAACCATGCATTTCGGCTCGTCCGGGTCGATATCGTTATCGAGGAACCTTTCGGTGACCTGAGTTACGAGATCGAAATTCAGGCTGGTGTCGTACACGTCAACGGTTACACCGAAGACCTTCTGCGCATCCGGGAAAGGAAGCGCGGCACCCAACCCGTCGAGGGCTGTACCTGTTGCTGCGGCGATGATTTCATCGTCGTACGCTCGTTTCATGGCATAGCCTTGCGACTGTGCGAGATTCGAGTTCGGATCAATGATCATCTGTACGATGTCTTCTTGCTCGGTGGAATCACCGGTATCGTACGTTACTGGAACGGAAACCCGTCTGGACCAAGGCCAGTCTTGAACTGGAGTCGGTTGCAAACGAGTGGATTTCACCAGCGCTTCACGAGTGCCCAACCGTTCCCAGTTGTGCTCTTCGGAATTGACGCCACGCTCCATTACTTTCGATCGGAGCCTTGATGGCATCTGTTGTGCGAGGTGACGGAGGATACTTTCGTATGTTGATACGAAAATATTGTCGACTGTATTAACCATTAGAGGCTCCTACGCATTATATTAAGTTAACGCTTGGAGCTACCCGGTAACCCGGACCCTCAGCTTGCGGATTCCGTCCGCCTACTGGAGCGATTTTGGACCCTTACGAGCTACCCATCATCCTTCTCATTCCCGACGAGTATACCACACCCGGCGCTCTCTGTCAACCCCTTCAAGTACGATGGCCAATTCTTCTCCATCAATTTGCACCATTTCGTCTGCTCTGATACGGGGCGATCGGGGTTAAGGCGACAGAAGTCAGGTCTACTCTCGTAAATGGAACACAAATTGTCTTCGGTGAGATTGATGCAAGCACCATCCCCCCGGTCTAGGTGAGGGTATTTGATGCCTGCCAGCTTACAGCAGGCACCACAAGACCAACATTCAAACTTATTGGCTTCCGGCTGCGGCGGCACGATTAAGGTCTACAACCCGCTGCACGTATTCCTGATGCTGTGGGTGACCAGCAGTCCAATAAGGACCCTTCCGATCGCCCATGATTTCCGCAACGCGGGCTTTAGCCTCTGCTGGGGTAACACGGGAAGAGAACTCGTCCTTGTTGAAATTGATACCCTCAGTGCCAAGCTGCTTGCCAATGTTATAGAGCCACTTCTGGGTGTCCGCGTCCAACTTACCGTCAGCCGCCATTTCCTGCAACATTGCCGGTGCCTCAGTGCCCTTCATTACCGACCCAATCAGCTGGAGATTATCCTCATAGGTAATACCCCATTCCTGCTTGAGTCCCCGGATACCCGCCATGAAGGCTTCACTTGCGGCCTCTGTATTCGTTACAGTAAATTCCTGCAACTTCGTAACCAGCCCCAGATATTGCTTGTTAGACATGCCCAACTCATGGGCGGCAGCAGCAAAATCTGCCATCTTGGTCGCGTCGAAGTCCTTCGGGTGTTCATACCCCGTTGCCTCGTCCGGTCGCCCCATTTTCTTATACAGCGCCGACATAACCTCGGCATTTTCCACATCTGGCATGGGGATTAGGTTAGGGACTTTATCCGTCAACTTGGTATGGAAAGCTTTCCACGCATCGTCACCGGCTTCTGGTCCCGGAATGCGGATCGAAGTTCCAAGTGCAGCTTGACCATCAAGGAACTGCTGGGCCAATGACCCCACATCCTTGACATCCGCGAGACCCTTGTGGGTCTTTAGTTCGTCGGAGAGGTTATCCCTCCAATTTGGCTCGTCTGGCATTATCTTTATACCTTATCATCTGGCGAATATAGATCACAACATCACGGCAACCGCAGTTGTAGTTTGTTTTCGCATCCGTTTCCCCAATAAGTACATCGGGGTTAAATTCCTCTTCAAGAGCTTCGAGAACTTTCTTGCCTACTGGCGAAGTGAAAGTTTTGTGAAAATTCCCGGCCTTCTGTCCAAGGGCCTTTAGTGCCGCTTCTTTAGGCGGCTTCTTGTCCTTCTGGTCCACCTGTTGGTACTCCTGCTAGTGCTACTTCACCCTTACCGAGGGCTTCTCTGCCCTTACCTACCTGCTCGTCTTCCATGCCTTGTTGTGTTGCTGCCTGTGCCGCTTGGCGATCCTTGCGAATCTTCTTGATCTGCGATTCAGAATTCATCAACTTAGCGGGCACTCCTTCCAGCGATCCGAGTTCTTTACTAATTTCATCCCAATTTGGAATGTCAAGAACCTCAGGTACAATCTCACCCAATTCGGCAAGCGAGGCGACCCAACGACTGACACCTTGAGCGATATCCGCTCTTTGCGCACGTACGAGTGGTCCGGTGTATATAATATCCAACTCGCCATTACCGCTTTCGGATATGGCTGTAGGAAGTTCCCCGAATTGACCGGCTCGGTGTAGGATATTGAATGTCCGCTGCACGAGTGGGTCCAAGTAATCCGATTGAAGTCGTCCAAGTGTAGGTCCCAAGAGCCTTTGCATAAGTTCATAGCGGGTTTGAACCTCGGTCGCGGTCATTGCCGGACTTTCTTTTAGCTCCAGCTGATCCACGTAAAAGATCGACCTGATGCTCTGCTTCAATGCCTCGCGCTGGAGTTGCGATACGTCGAAGCGCGCACCGGACTCGTAAGGTTCCATCGAGTCCATAGTGCGCACAACTGTCAAACCGGCAGGTTCCAAGTCCAAATCAGATAACAAGCCCCTTTCCGTTACTTTAGTCGGAGGGTCGACCACCTTCTCTGTTGCCTTAAGTATAAGTTCCACGAGTTGGTTGATGGTCAGTATATCCGGCAGCGCAATCATTGCTGGGCCGTGACCCCACATGGACTTGGAAGTTTTTCGCCATCGAGGGATGAAGGCTGGGTTCTCATAATACCCACCCTCGTCACCTAGTTCAAAGCTATCCTTATGTAGGACATGCTTCATCCCCCACGGGCGTTCTTTGGGCGCTAGCGTCTTGCTAACATCGGCGTCTGATTTGTCTTCCCGTGGGTATATGCACAGGATAACTTTAAGCTTCTTGTCCATGCTCTGAGGGTTACCTATCTGCTTCTGCATGGCCTCTGGTAAAGCATCTTTACCGAACTTGGTGGCTATTTGGTCCACCGTCCACATATACCTTCTGTAGGAGCGGTTGGCTTGGCCAGTATGGTCCTGTTCGAACCACGTCTCTTCCACCGGGACACTTTGGAAGTTCAGCTTCACAAACTTGCCGTTCTTCTCCTCCACTTCCTCGATTATCATCGAGGTCCCGTATGAAACCAAGTCGATATAGGTTTCGTTTGCCTCCAAATTGAAGTTGGAATCTTGCAAAGCTAAGAAACATTTGTGGGCTGCTTCTTCTAACCATTGTCGTGATTCCTTGTTATCGTTCAGTTTGGCGGCACGAAAGGCCAACTCAAACCAACGAATAGCGGGGCTAGTAAGAGAGCCGTGTATACTAGCAGCAAGAGTACCAGCAGCATCAACAGCGGTCGAGTCGAAGATTTCACGGTTGTCCCTCCAAGTGACAGCATGTTCCGACGTTATGTCGCGGAAGAAGTCACCTCGGAAAGGTACAACCAACTTGTTTATAACGTCCCAAACGTCCTCAACTGTCTTTCGTTGGGATACGAGTACGTCAAATCTTTGTACAATGTCTTTACCGTCCATTTCTTAAGCTTCCGTCGTCATTAAACATCCAAGGGTACATATCCTGCGCATTCTGGCGACGATTCTTCTGTTTAGCACCTATTGCTCTTTTTACTCCAAACTGGCTGGAGGTTCCCGATCTAAGTCCTGTACTATTGTGCCATCCCACGCTGAGATACCGCATAGCATCTGCGGGGTGACTCGCCCAATCATGGAAGGGCTTATCTTTAAACATCTGCATCCGTTCATCATACTCACGTCGATACGAATAGAGGCCATCAAGGAGACGTCCGACGTTTGGTTCGTTAAATCTTGCGACACGTATCATGGCTCTTGTGGCATCTATGCCATCCTGAACCGGGAGTTTTGCCACAATCTCGAACGGGAAGCCCAACGCATCCGCGAATTCGCGCCTTGTCTTTCCGGTCGTGAAGTCGGTGTTTTCAAGGTCGAACGGCCCGTTGTGTTCATTGTAGTCATACGGTAAGGATCGGACGTCTCTAATCCACTGGTCAAGAGCTTTGTTCCGTCCTTCTGTGTAGTCGATAACAATCGGCTTGCCGTCTTCGCCCCTTTGAGTGAAGATAATAGAAGTTGCATCTCTGAATCCTATGTCCCACCACGTTTGGACTTGCTTGGCTGGGTCATGTGGGAATTGCCCAATCCGTCCTTCTTTCTCTGCAAGATTAAGTTCGTTCGTGTAGAAAGCGCCTTCCATGCCTGCCTGAAAGCTGCAGAAATACTCTTGGAGGATTTTCTCTTCTGCCATACCCTCCAAGCGTTCCTCTTGGATAATTGCTGGAGATATAACGTGGGTTCCGTCTGGCCGGAAAGTGTTTTCGATCGTAAGCAGGCTAGAGTACCACCTAGGATTACCCTGAGCCATGTCAAATAGTTTTTTACCGTGATTTTTGCCACGAGGGGTGTATATAAACAATGCCCACCCGCCATTCTCCGCCAAGATCGGGCGAATATAATCCCATGCTTTAGGGTCTGCGACCGCGTATTCTGAAAAGATGACACCAACTGGATTGGTTCCGACAAGGGAATCATAGTTGTCACTTCCGACCACCTGATATATACTTCCATTCCGCATCCTTATTTGCATGTCGGAGTTGTTGATCGGGTTCTCGACCTGCCGCATTTCCTTGGGAAACGCTTGGTCGATCATCCTGCGGCCTTCTCTGTCTATACCATCCCATATTACCCTTCTTCCCTGTTTAAGAGTTGGTAGCATATGCCAGATGGTTCCAATGCGCATCTGGCTGGCGACTGCAGACAATTGTAGACAACACGAGTCTTTCCCGCAGCGTCTGTGCCATACAACTGCTGCTCTCTTTCGTTCCAGCCCCCCCTCAAACAAATATTGGAATAAGGGTTCCTGATATTCTCTTGCTGTCCAATCATTTGGTAGATTTAGCGCCACGCTTCTTCCTTTTTTTCTTGGCGGCTCTTGCCTTGTTCTGTTCGATGGTACCCTTTATAAGTAATTTAGCAGCGGTACGGGATGCAACAAGCTTGTTAGCCCGCTCGTTCCATGCATCACTCGTACCTTGTCTCTTGAGAGGCGCTCTGGCTATTCTAGCAAAGTGCCTACCCAATTTAACGGCAGCATCACCACGTCCAACTTTTTTCTTCTTCGCAGCCATTAGCCCGGAGAATTTGCTACTGCGTCGTCGATGCCTTCATCCGTTGCAGGATCAGGCGGACTTTCTGTTGCAGTTTCCGGTTGAACTTCGGTGGGTTGTGCACTTTTCTCATTCGACCCACTTGCTGGCAACTTTCGTTTGGCACGTCTAGCCGCCAACTTCTGAATCTTCTTGCCCTGACTCGCTTTGCTCACGGAACTCTCCCTCGATGGTTTCGACTTTTGAAACACCTAATTTCCCGAAGTCCACGTTGATGGTTAGACCACCCGCAACGACTTCAGGTACTGTAAATCCGGAGTGCTTGGACATAAGGTCAATGGCTTTACCGTATGCTGCCATGTTAGTGACTTTTGCTGAGAAAGCAATACCGTCCCGGTCGACTCCGGCGATTGCAACATCACCTCTTGCCCTCGGTAGAAAGCCATGAAGAAGCTCATATTGTACCATATCACGAGTAATAAGAGACTCAGTAGCCAACTCATCACCGAGAAGGTTAATAAGCCGGGCGATTTTCGGGTTCCTGAGTAACTTAACACCAGCAGTAGCACTACGCCCGACAGTAGTAGCTGCCCGACGATGATCGTAGTCAATAAGGAATTCATAGCAGAACAGCCTCTCTTGAGGCTCAAGTTCCAGTTCGGCTAATCTTAATTCGTTTTTCGGCTGCGATGATTCTTCCGTCAATGCGAGTTCTTGCTCGGCCAATTGATCGTACCCTTTCGTTAAGTATAAAGGTGCGTTCCTCCAAAGACTGAGGCTTTGCGACTTCTTCCATTGTCATTGGGGGAAGGTCTTTGAAGATCGATTCTCTCATCCGGGAAGTATAGCACATCCGGAGGCTCGTGTCAAGTCTGCGCAAGCTCGGCTATAGGGAAAAAAGCGCGGGCGCGGAAAAAAAGAAGAATCGAAAGGCGGCGGAGCGAGATTGGCTTAGCCCGTACGCGACCCCTATAAACGCGGAACAGCGGGTCCTCCGTTCAGGGGGGTGCTCCCCTGCCTCGCGTTCCTATTTTTCGCGACACGCGCATTCCTTTTTTCTCGACAACCGCCACCCCCCGGCGGCTTGCGCGGCGCGGAGGCCGGGGAACGCGTTTCGGCAGGCGCAAGGCCCGCGTGACGCGGGTTGCCAACGCGAGACTTGTGCCGAGCGCCCGGCTGTGTTACGATGGGGGTGTCTCGGCGGTCCGGGGCTGGCAACCCGCCAACCCGCCGCCGCGACGACACAGGAGAACGACATGGCGAACAAGCCAGAGCAAGGCCCTCAGGAGACTGAGGTTGAGGGAACGCCGAAGCGAACCAAGAGCGAACAGCTTCGGGCCTACAAGGCGACGTACGAAACGTACCAAGCGCCGAACGGCAACCTTTCGATGGACAACGGCGACCCAGTTGCCTTGGCCCTCAGGGGAAGCAGCCCGGAAGCGGTCATGGTGGCGGCTGAGAAGCTGAAGGAACTGGCACCGGGGACGTTGGCAACGCGGTACGCCGAGCGGAACGCCGGAGCCAAGCGGATGAACGCAGGCAACATCATCCGGGGATGCGTCAAGCGGGGCGACGCAACACAGGCCGACGTGGCCAAGGCGCTGAAGGCGGCAACCAAGCAGCTGAACGCGGTAACGCACTAACCGGAGCGGGGGGCGCAAGCCCCCCAACCCTCACCAACACAGGAGCATGGCAACATGTTTATAACACGACACGCACTACGCGACGCAGGGCTGGAAGTCCACCTCGACAAGGCTGGGCTGGCAATCAACGGCAACATCCCGATGCCAGAAGAGGTCCGGGAACACGTTGGGGGCATTGGCGAGATCATGGGCTTCGACCCGATGGAACACGACAGGCTGATGGAACACATAGCCGCAGTCGGGGTCTGGAAGGCGCTCAAGAACTGCCCGACCGAAATCTAGCAGAAGCTAGCTAACACGGCCCAAGGACGGGCCAACTAGGAACACGTTCGTGAACCCCAGAAGCGTGAGGCGGAGGGGGCATTGTGGGCGGCTTCCGCGCGTAGGAACTTGTTCCTTGTTCACAGAGCGGAACACGTTTGAAAGTGGACCATGGAACAAGTTTCAGGAACAGGGAAGTGGACCTTGGAACGAGTTCCCCGGAATGCAAGGAGTTGGGAAGTGGACCAAGGGCGCAGAACACAGCGGCTCGCAACCGAGGACGGAGGCGCG